TTATCGGCCAAACCCCGGAGCCGTCCTGAGCGCCCCTCTGGGCGGGCATCTCTCCGCCGGGCACCTGACCCCCGTCGATCCCAGAGATGCCAGCGAGGGGGGCTTATTTTGGGGTCTCTGACGAGGGGGGCCTGTTTCGCTCGATGATGCGCTGCAGCCGGGCTTCGAGTTCTGCCACGCCGGGGCGCTGGTCGTCCCGGTTCTCGGTCACGTCCCGGTACAAGCCCACGGTCTTGCCCAGCAGTTCGGCAGCCCTGAGCCGCCCGCTGTCGGTCTTCGCGTTCAGCATCATCTCTTCGAGGGTCTTGATGATCCGCGCCGCCCTCGTGGCCTCGCTCGCGCTGTGCTCTTCACGTATCTCCTGCACAATCTCTTCGATCCTGAGGGACACGGCAGGATGCCTGCCCAGTTCACTGGCTGCGGTCCATACACTGCCCGGTGCCATCCCCTCTGCGTCGTATGCCTCCCGGTAGGCGTCACTGTAGGACTTACCGTCCCTCCCTACTGCCTGTGCGAATGCCTCCTGTTTGACTGTCAGTCCGCTGGGGGCAGTTGGCGCTGTCCTCACCCTCGTCTTCGGACGCTTGGGCGGGGCATCGGTTTCGGGGCGCTGGTCGTCGGTCATCGTCGGGGCCTTGTTTTGCTGGGGTTCAGCCCATTCTAGCCGAGATCGAGGGTGGCCCGCATGAAAAAGTTTCCCCGTCTTTCCATACACTTAGACACTTTGTCAGAAAAAAACTCAGATGGGTTCTTGTCTGGGCTGGGGCCTTGCCATATCTCCTGTTGTGCAACGGCGACGTTGCCCCGGCCACCTACCGGCAGGGACGCTCTTTGACATCGCAGCACCACCCCATCACTCCCGCAGTAGGCGTAGGCCGATGATCTGCATCCTCGGAGACAGGGACCGGTAGCAGAGACCGGGATGAGACGCGCAGGGCAAGGCCAGCGCCTCTCCTCTCCCCAGTATCGCAAGCGCCGCCCCGCCAGTGCTCGACAAGGATGCAGGCCAGAGGGTTCGACACGGTACAGGATGAGGTGGCCAGCGCGAGGAAGCTAAGGGACGCGGCGCGGCGAGGCGCGAACCCCGGAGATGCGAGTGAAGACCAGTAAAGAACCTCGATCCTTGCATCGGGATGGAAGAACCCAGTCAGCTAAGAGGCGGCACGGGCGCCGGAGAAGCGGCCCACCTCGGCGATGCTGGCAGGGACAAGACAGGCAGGCCCTCGGGCCTGCATCCTGTCTTCCTGAGCGTCGGATGTCCCGGCGCTCTGGTTAGCAGGAGAGATAACCATGGCCTACAACAACCCGAACGCATGGACGCTGGTTGACAACATCACAGGCGAGCCGGTCGCGCTCGACACTCAACGCGAGACCCTCCGGGGCGAGCGTGTGACACTGCTCAGCTGGCAGCCCCCGCACAAGCCGGGGTCCACCGGCAGGGTGTACGTCGAGGATGCCAACGGCGTCCGCAGCCAGTTCTACCCCAGCGTCGTGAACACGAAGCTGGTCCTGAAGGATTGACTTGATCGGCAGCCCCGAGGGGCTGTCGTGCAGGGCAATCCCGCCCTTCTACGGAGAGAGACCATGAACCTCAACGCACAGAACAATCACTACGCGGCCCAGCGCGACGACGGATACTGGGGGGTCGCAAACGACCGCACCGGTCGCAGCCGCTACGAGGCCCCGGGCTTCCCGACCGAGGCAGCAGCCATCGCCTACGCGGCCCGCCTCGATGGAGAAGACGCATGACCACCATCAAACTCTACATCGACGACATCCCCCGCCAAGGTGAACGCCACCTTCAATGCCGCGCCTACCTCTACGAGGGCAGGGAGATCGTGGGTAGCTGCGAGGTGTACACAGACAACCCAGCGGTTTTCTGTACGCTCGCGGAGTTGCGGCTGCAGGCCTTCGTGAGGCTCACCCGCAAGCTGAACCCTGAGACGGACTTCGAGGTCCAGTTCTCATACGAGGCCTGCCAGTTCTTCCAGAAGAGCGCCCACCGGATGGACCAGAAACGCGCGGTCGAGCGCGGTGTGATGAGCGCCGCGATACACTGAGCCGAAACGCCCCCCCGGGGGCGTCGTCCTGCCGTGGCTGGCAGGGCCTGATGATGGCAGCCAAAGAGAGAGAGAACACCATGAACATCGATCAACTTCGCATCAATGCTTTCGCCTGCCTGCGGCAGGCTCGCGCCGCCGCTGACCGGGGCGACGTGAAGCTTCACGATGACCTGTACGCCCGGGCCGAGATACTGCTCGCCCGGTACAGCCAGAGCATCGATCTGGAGGTCAAGGTATGAGCCGCCGCTACTTCGAGACCACCGATCTCGCCGTCTTCGCGCAAATGCTGCGTGAGTTCACCGAACTTGGGCTGGCCTTCGAGGCCAGCCACAACCCCGATGACGGGGCCTTCACGGTCCTGATCCTCGGCTACTGAGGGAGAGACCATGCACACCGTGGAAACCCGGTACTTCGAGACCGAAGCGGACGCCCGCACATTCGAGCGCGGCATAGCCGAGAACAGCCGCCAGCCTTGGGGCGACGTGTACATCCTGATCGGCGCGCACGTCGTCGAGGGTATGCGGTTCGCCAACCGCCCGGGCGCCCCTGTCTGGGGCGTCAAGTACGAAGAGTTCACCTGAGTTTTTCAGTCGGCAGCCCTGCGGGGCTGTCGCGTGAAGCACTCAAGCTTCGAAACCTTGGAGAGAGACCATGAAGAGAGACAAGACCAAGAGCGCCCAGTCGGCGCTCAAGTACGCGAAGGTCGAACGCGCCTTCGTCAAAACGGTGTCCATGAAGGGCTACCGCAAGGCACTGGCGCGGGCCGAGCGCAAAGCTGCCAAGCACATGATCCGCTCGATGGAGTGGGCCAATGACTGAGAGCCTGTTCCCAGCCACCCGTCGGGTCATCGCCGAATTCCGCGCGAAAGATGAGCCACACGCCACGTTCGTCGAGGCCGGAAACGCCATCGTCGCTGCCCTCTGCAACGACGACAAGGCGCTCGACCGCGCGCTGCGGGCGATGGACACGGCACCCCGCGAGTACCTGATCGAGGCGCTCGAAGCTGATCGCCTCATCGACTGACCTAGTCGGCAGCCCCATCGGGGCTGTCGCGTAGGGTAGTTGAACCCTGAACCAGAGGAGAACTGAGCCATGGCATACATGGAATACGAAGAAATCTTCAATGAACTCAAGGAGATGACGGCGTGGAATGACTTCGCCGCCTCGCTCGTGACCCAGTACCAGCGCAAGGGCGCGCTGTCCGAGCGCCAGTGGGACGCCGCCGAGCGGATGATCCAGAAGGTCGCGGCCACCCGCAAGGCGAAAGAGGCCTGCAAGCGCGAGGTCGATGCCTCGAAGGTCGAGGCGCTGTTCGCTGTCGCGAGGGGCAACGGCCTGAAGAAGCCTCGCTTCCGGGCTGGCAGCCTGATGCTCTCGCTTGCACCCGACACCGGGCGCAACGCCGGGGCGATCTACGTCAAGAGCGACGGCGAGTACGTGGGCAAGGTCATGAACGGCCAGTTCATGCCGGTCGCACGGTGCACGCCTGACGTGGCCGAGACGCTGGCCCATGTCGTGCGCGATCCGCTCGACGCCGCCGTGCAGTACGGTCGTGAGACCGGGAACTGCGCATGCTGCGGACGCCTGCTCACCGACCCCCGGTCGGTCGAACTGGGCATCGGGCCGGTCTGCAAGGACCGGTGGGGCCTGTGATGCATCGGTGACCAGCCCTGCGGGGCTGGCATCCCATGCAGCAAGAGGAGAGAGCGATGGCGCACGTGCACTTCGTGGGCTTCCGGGGCGATGAGTTCTGGAGCGCAGTGAAGGTGTGGGGACGGCCCGACTTCGTGCACAAGTGGCACGATGCCAGAATGTGGGGCGACATCGACGCCGACAACGACACCGTGGTCTTCGCCAACGGGCAGGACCCCGACAACCCCAGCCAATGGACGTGGCAGGACCACGCGGAAAGGTAGAGACATGAGCAACCCGAGAGAACGGATCGCCGCCGAGATCACGGCGAACAGCGCACCCGAGCACAAGACGGTGCTCATGATCGCCCTGTCCTGCTGCGAGACGGCAGGGGAGTTCCAGAGCCTCGCCAAGGTGCGGTGGGTGAACAACGAGCGCTGCTGGTGGCCCAGCCCGGTGCTGGTCAAGCTGGTGGACCGATTGCAAGGAGTGATGATCGAATGAAACCGAGAGACCCGGCGGCACACCTGAGATCGAAGGGTGCGCTGCGTCAGCGGGTGGTGGCCGACAAGAAGAAGGCCATCCCCCGCAAGGAGAAGCACAAGAAGAAGGAGGTGCGCGATGACCAGTAAGGCGACGGCCAAGAAGCTGGCCAGCCTCGGCTTCAAATACGATGAGGACGTGACGTGCCGCACCTACTACTGGTCGGGCACCATCGACCCCATCGGCAAGATGTCCATCGGTGGTGAGTGCGCTGGCCTAGCGGTCAGCGGCAACACGCGCGCCGAGATGGATGCCGAGGCCATCGAGCGGGCGCAGGAGATGAGCCACATGCTCACCCCTTGCAACGACCCCGAATGCGACATGCACTGGGAAAAACTCGACTGACTTTTTCGGCACCCCTCCACGAGGGGGTGTCGTGTAGGGCAGTCGCCCTGATAGACAGCAGCAGACGATTTGCTGTTGACCAACGACCGAGCGTTGTGTATACGCTGGTCCCACAACCAACCATGAAGAGGAGATACATCATGGCAAACAAGTTTCAGTTCGACATCGCCGCCGCCGAGGCTGTTGCAGCCAAGGAGGTCGAGATCAAGGGCCACAAGGAGACGCGCTCCGAGGTGACCGAAGAGATCAACACCGCCAAGGTCTCGCAGTACGCCCAGATGATGGCCGGGCTTCGCGATGCGCCCCGCCAGAAGGGGCAGCTGACCCGGCCCGCACGCAAGTCCGTCGAGGATGCGATGGATGCAGCCGGTGGGGTCGACATCTCGAAGGGCACCGGCAAGCGCCTGTACGATGGCGCTGTGGCGATGACCAACCCGAAGGTCTACAAGGCCGCGCTGGGTGAAGACATGCCCACGCAGGCGACCGCCGGGTACTTCGAGGCTCGCTTGATCGAGGCCGGTCTGACGACCGAGAGCAAGATCACTGCCGCCGCCTTCCCGGCGCAGTCCGAGGACGCCATCGACCAGATCGTCCGCAAGGTGGTGGGTGGTTACACCTACCGCAAGAACGACGACGGCACCCGCGTCCCGAACAACTGGCGGGCCGGTGCCCTGCTCGATGAGTACGACGAGGTCATCAAGCGCCTGCAGGATGCCAAGCGCATCTCCGATGCGGTGCAGGCCGAGGTCGAGCGGGTCGGCAAGGACAACTTCGACATGGACGCCATGCTCGCAAGCCTTGAGTGATCAGGATGGTGCCCCCCCTCGGGGGGCACCACCCATGGAGGTGACGGGATGACAGCAAAACCGGAAGTGAAGCATTTTCTTGAAGAAATGAGAGATGACTGGAGTTGGAGCAACCCAATCGCAACCGCGATGCGCAGGCTGCACGAAGAGCGCGAAGAGTGTCTGTTCTGCGGGACCGAGAAGGACGAAACGATTTACGCATGCCATACCTGCTTCGGCATCATGCGCAGTGATGTCCTCTTGAACCTGCGGTCTAGGATCGAACAAAACCCGGTGTGGGACGACATACTGGTTAAGGCGATGGAGTATCAGATCAATGTCGATAAATGACGAAGATGCATTCGGGGAGAGCGCACTGGATACTGAACTGCGCGAGGCGATGATTGCAGGGCGTAAGCAGCATGGGACACCCGACCCGCCATGCCCGGTCTGCTCCGGCCCCACTCGTGCCAACAGGTACGCATGCGATGATTGCTGGAGGCTCGCGGGCGATTACCCGTGCGCCAACACCATTGGCGAACTTCAACTCTCAATTATGGAGGAAAAACTGAAAGGAAAAAACTCATGAGAAAAAATGACGAAACCGAAGCGCCGCTCACCGGTCGAGAACGGATGGAGCGGTACATGGAAAAGCTTCGTGAGAAAGGGATGGTCCGCGTCACCGTCACGATCCCTCAATCCAAACGCGCAGAACTTGACGCCGTCTGCGCACGGCTTCGAGGTCAGAAGTGAAGACACCGACACGACAATCCCGTCGGGTCGCAACGCTACATGGAGGTGGCATCATGAAGAGATACCGCACAGAAACACTCATCGATCTGCTGGGCGCCCGGCAGGCTGAATACGTCAACGCCAAGCGTGCGCTCGACGACGTGAAGGCTGAACTGCTGCGCCGTGGGATCGAGAGCGGGCAGGGCAACGCCTACTCGTTCGCCGCACCGACGACCACGTCGATGCGGATCGACATGAAGGCGGTGCGCTCGACCTTCACCGACAAGGTGATCGATGGGTTCCGCAAGCCCGTGTCGTCCCGGCAGTGGCACATCCACGCCCTCGTCGAGCACCGCAAGCCGGTAGCCGCGTGATCCCCCGGTGAACCGGAGAGACAAGGACGACACCATCATCGTGAACGCGATAGGTATCGTCCTGCTCATCGGGCTGGTGCTCAGCGCACTGGCCCGTTGACACAACGACCAACTCCTGATAGACAGGAGCAAATGATTTTCTACTAGCCGAAGAGGAGATACCCATGGCATCAATCAACCAAGCTTTCGAGGTCGTGAAGGCCGCGATCACCATCAACCTTCAGATGGCGAAGGATGAAGCCGCGCGCGAAGAGAAGCAGGTCATCCCCCTGCTGATCGGTGACCCCGGTCTGGGCAAGACCGCCATCGTGCGGCAGGTCGCCGAAGACCTCGGTCTGGAACTGGAGGTCGTCCGCCTCGCTGAGTACGAGCCGAGCGACATGGCCGGGTGGAACCTTCCCAACGAGGCGAAGGACAAGATGACCCGGATCAAGCCGAACTGGATACCGGACGGCGACAAGCCCACGCTGGTGTTCTTCGACGAGATCACTCAGGGCCACACCATGAACCAGAACGTGGTGGCGCAGGCCGTGAACGAGCGCCGGGTCGGGCCGCATGCCCTGCCTGACAACGCGGTCATCGTGTGCGCTGGCAACCCGCAGTCGGCCAAGGCTGGTACCACCCGCATGCCGACGCACCTGAAGGACCGGCTCACCCACGTGCCGATCTCGGCCAACGTCGATGATGTCGTCAGCTACTTCATGGCGAACGGCATCGACACCCGCCTGTGCGGGTACCTGAAGTTCCGCCCGGACATGCTCTCGCAGTTCGACCGGGACGCAGATGCGTGCCCCTCGCCCCGCTCTTGGGAGCGGGTGGACACGTGGCTCAAGGCTGGGCTGCCGAACCACCTCACCCAGATCGCTATCGAGGGTCAGGTCGGACGGCCTGCTGCGGTGGACTTCTCGGCGTACCTGACGCTGACCACCAAGGTCCCGGACATCGATGAGCTCATCGCCAACCCGACGAACGAGGCCAAGGCCCCGACCAAGTTCGAGAAGAACGAGATGGGTATCATGTACGCCATCGCCGCAGCCCTCGTGCCCCGCATCAACTCGAAGACGGCGGAGAACATCATCAAGTATGTCCGTCGCCTCCCCCGGCAGGAACTGGGCGGCTTCATCGTCGCAGAGGCATACCGGATGAACAACGAAGCGGGCAAGATACCGGCGATCCGCGACTGGATGCTGACCGAGGGTCGGGAGTACCTGCTCACCAAGTGAGCCAACAGCGGGGCCTTCGGGCCCCGCCCCATCGAGGGGAATGGAATATGAGAAACAAACTGACACTGAGAGAGCGCATCTCCCACTTCGTGACGTTCATCAATGAAATGCCCGGGGACGGAATTGGGATTTGCTTCGCCGCGCTGGGATGTCTTGCCGGGGCGTTGGCGCTGGCGCTCGCCAGCACGTGGCTGATCTTAAAGCTGATCTTCATACTGGTGGGCGCGGTCGGCGTCTTCTGGGGGGTCATAATCTTCCTTCTGCTCGTGGGCACAGTGTGCTTCATCGGACTTCTCCCGGCCTACAGGCAGCACCTCATCAGAAAGATGGAGGAAGAGATGAAGGGAGAACGGGATGAGGTATAACAAAGAGCCGAGCTTCACCGCCTTCCTCGAAGCTCTCCTCGAACACCCCGGCTGGGTCGTCGTGGCCATCTTCTTTTTGGCCGCACCTGCGACACTCCTGTGCATCGGGGCCATCATGTTGATCGGCGAGGTGTTCGGAGGGGTGGCCGCTTTCCTCACAGCATGCCTGCTGCCAATCGGCATCACAGCGCTCGTGATCCGCAAGAAGTACCGCGACTACATGCTCTACCACGCCGAGCGTGAGCTGCGGAAATAAATCAACCGAGTTTTTCCTGAGAGGAGATCAACATGAGAACACCCGAAGAGAAAATACATCGCGCCATGGGGCGCATCACCATGAAGCACCCGTTCTTCGGAAGCTTCATCCCTCGCACCAACTTCGAGATGGTCAACAGCCCACACCGGGTTTCGACCATGGCCACCGATGGCCGCACCATCTGGTGGAACTATGAGTTCGTCGATGGCCTCACCAACGAAGAGGTCGAGGGCGTCGTGATCCACGAGGTCCTGCATATCGTGCTGAAGCACATGCTGCGCCGGAATGATCGCAACCCTAGGAAGTGGAACATCGCCTGCGATTACGTGATCGACCCCATCGTGCTCAGCATCGGCGGTGACAGCCCTCCGACCCTGCCCGGCGGGCCGGGGCTGGAGCATCACCACGACACCCAGTACGACGGCAAGACCGCCGAGCATGTCTACGAGCTGCTGCCCGATGACGAAGAGCACACGGGTGAGGGCGGTTCCATGGTGAGTATCGGCGACATCGAAGACATGAAGAACGAAGATGGTTCCCCCATGTCCCCCGACGAGGTTGAGCGTATGTCGGTGGAGATCGACCAGATGGTCATCACCGCAGCCGAGGCTGCCAAGCGTGCGGGTAAACTGCCTGCTGGTATCGATGAGTACGTCAAGTCGCTGCGCGATCCGAAGGTGGACCTTGAGGATCACCTGCATCGGTTCATCGGCGGCGAGCACCCCGAAGGCTACACGTTCAAGCGCATCGCCCGAGCCCCGCACTGGTACGGCGGTATGATCGAGCCCAGCATCGAGCGTGTTGGGTGCGGCACCATCGTTATCGGGCTTGATGTCTCAGGCTCCATGTCCACCAAGGAGCTGGAGTATTGCGGTGGCCTGCTCAAGAGCCTGACCGAGGAGTACAACCCCGACACGGTCATCGTGATCCAGCACGACGCTGTCGTCACGAAGGTCGATGAGTACGAGGCCGGTGAATGGGTCGATGACCTCAAGGTCAAGGGCCGGGGCGGCACGAGGGTGCAGCCTGTGTTCGAGTACATCAGGGAGCACGACATCAACCCTGACAAGCTCATCATGGTGACGGACATGGGTATCTTCGACTTCGGAGAGCCTGAACCTTGGGACACTCTCTGGGTGTCATCCACCAAGGAGAGCGCACCGTGGGGTGACACCGCATACATGGTCATAAAGTGACCCGTCGCTGCCCCGGGAAACCGGGGCGGCACCAACGTGAGAAAACTCACATGATTTTTCTGAGAGGAGATGAGACATGGACAAAGAGAAATACAAGGAAATGAGGGCGAGGGCCGATCTGGCTCGTGCGCTCATGGAGCCAGTGAAGGACGCGCTCGCCACCATCACCGAGGACAAGGGTGAAGCCATGGGGTTGTTTCGAAAGCTTCTCAGTACGGGTCGAGTGATGGAGTTTCAGGTCCAATCGATTACGGGTGGCAAGACTGTCCCACAACAGCTGCTGTCCTGTCCTTCAGCACTGAGAGATCAGGTCAGAGCGAACAAAATGAAGCCTGAAACGGCCACCGATAAGACCAAGGACCGCGCCCATGCCGAGGCAAGGTATCGGGGTCAGGTGGTGGCAAACCGCTTCTGGAAGCGGTCATGGACGGTTCGCGTTGAGAGGCGAAAGATCATCGAGGAGTGGGCCAGAGAGGGCGAAACGCACAGCCATCACCTTCACGTCCCGATCAGCTTCCAACTGACGGTGGATAAGCTGCCCATCAGTCCCATCGTCCACTCTGCCGGGAAGCGCATGATCGTCGTGACGTACGACCCCTTCGACACCAAGCGCCTCAGGGAAGAGAACGCTTACGCCGGGCGCGTGATCCTGTTCACACCGACGAGGGACGGCTCAACGTATCACGAAGGGTACATCTTCGGATACCGCAACACCGACGTTTACGGCATCGGTGACAGCCTCAGGAAGGCCGAGAGCCACTGCCAGCGGACAGCAATCCGCGAGATGAGGGTGGACTTGGATTGACCGGCTGGGGGAGGGGTGGGACCCTCCCCCTATATGCTGGTCAGGCATACCACATGGAGGTGGTGAGAATGAATATGCCACCACATGAGCCACGATGCAACCCCCATGAACAAATGATCTGCTTAGGAGAACCGCCATGTCATGCAAAGTTTTGATCGCAGCATCGCTGCACCTACTACCCGGAGAGTGGAACGAACTTCACCCCGGTGCCAAGTGTCAGGCCGAAAACGGCCTGTTCGCTGCCGCCTACCTGAACAGCGAGAGCACCCTGTCCATGGCCGTGGGCCTTGACTTCGGGCTCGTCGAGATCGGCGTCGTCACCGGATACAGCGGCGGCACCGTTCTGCCCATGGCCCGGGTGACCGTGCCCCTCAGCGATCAGACCGATCTCTTCCTTGCCCCAGCCATGACCGGTGATGGTGATGTCGGCGCAGTGGTCGGGGTCGAGGTGTCTTGGCCATGATCTTGGAGGCATTCATCGCGGCGTACATTGCCATCGGCCTGACCACTTCCGTTTGGGTGGAGCACGGCTTTCAAAAGCACCTGAACAAACCGATCCCCCCAAATTTGTTCCTCTCGCTCTCAGTGATCTGGCCGATCTTTGTGACCGCGCTCCTCTTCAACATCCTCACCGACAAAGGAGAATAACCATGGAAATCAACCTGTCAGAACTTCACGCCCTCATGGTGCAGCATCCCACCGTGTCCATCATCCTGTTCATCCTGTGGATCGTCGGCGTCCCGGCGATGATCGCCACGCTCTTCTACAAATGAGCAAGTACGCCGCTGCCGTATTCCGAAAAGAGGGCGCGTTTCTCGCCCTCCTTGGCGTTGACCATGAGTGGATTGTCGGGCCGCGAAGTATGATCAAGGCGCCGTGGCGGGGCCTGAAAAAGTTCGACACAGAGGCAGAGGTGGTGGAGCACTGCCGCTGGCGCTTGGGCAATCTGCTCGATACGTCATACGACGCAGTCGCCATGGATCACGCCACGCACACTCAGCTCATCGGGGACATAGAGGTGGAGATGATGGAGAGGCTGCTGCGTTAGAAGGGCACCTCGACGGGCTCGACGAGCTTCCTGACGTTGGGGAGCGATCCCATCGACACGTACTGATGAGCGTCGGGCGAGTACCAGAAGCTTGCCTTGCCCACCTTCCCCATCCATGACCGCTTCGCCTTCCAGATATGTAGCTCTGTCGTCTCGTGTGCCTCGCCCGGGTTGGGCCGGTGTACCGTGAGGCCGAGGTCCGCCTTGGCAAACCACGCAGCCGATCCCGAGATGTCGTAGCCCGTGGGCACGGGCAGAGCCCCGTCCGCATGCTTCTGCATCTTCGTCGGGTGGGCCACGAAGAACACATGCACGTCATGCGCCATGGCAAACTGCTTGAACCGTGACAGCATCGTACTGATCCAGTCCGTCTCGGATTGTTCACCATAGTTTTTTGAAATGTAGTTGAAGGGGTCCACCACCAAGGCCCTGATCCCCACGCGCCTGACCCAGCCCTTCGCGATCTCAAGGATGCGATCAACCGTCAGCATCTGGTCATCGATCTCCGCCCACTTGAAGTGCCGTGAGATGAAGGCCTCGGCACGCTCAGCCTCGTACTCGGACGCCGCACCGTACTGCCCGGGGTAACACGTCTTCCCGAGCCACATGTGAGACAGCTCATTGAGGTGTGAGCCCGGGTCGTTCTCGAAGCCGATCACCCCTGTCCGCCAGCCGTCGTTGTGCGCGAGGTTGACCAGTATCTGGTCCAAGAGCTGGCTCTTGCCTGATCCCGGGTGCCCGGTCACGACGGTGAGCTTGCCTGTCGGCACGCTGTAGATCGCATCGAGCTCTGGAAGCCCCGTAGGAGCCCCTTTAGGGGCCCCCTGCTCCCGTATCCTGCGCGCCTGCTCGGTCACCTGCGCGTCGGTCATTGCCCCCTCAACCGGGTACGGCTTGGCCTCCTTCACGCGCTGCAGCAGGCCCTCCGCGCCCTCCTTCAGGAGGATGTCGTTCGCATCCTTGCACCCCTCGGGGTACTCGATGAGGAAGCACCTGTCCTTGCCGAAGCGGCGGGACAATTCCTTGGCGGTGAACCTGCCCGGGTCATCGTTGTCCATGGCGATCACGATCCGCTTGGACTTCTCGATGCTGCTCGCGTGGTTGTCGATGTACCGGAGCTTGTGCTCGACGTTCTTCGTGCCCGGGTTCAGCGCACCGTTGGGGATGGACATCGGGTTGATCACGCCTGCCTCGATCATGGCCAACGTGTCCTTCTCCCCTTCGGTGATTACAACCTCCTCCCAGTCCTCCACCTGATCTGCCAGCCACAGGCTCTGCGGTGCCCCATCGCACGAGTGATCCTTGTCGGTGGCGCTGGCGGTGGCGTACTTCGCTGCGTAGGTCTCGCCGTGCTTGTCCCTGTACGGGAAGACTGCGCAGTGCTCTTCGCGCTCAAGCTTTCGGAACCATCGGAAGTCCTGCCCCACGCCTGCCGCCGTCAGGGTGGCCTCTGATATCCCACGATCTGCGAAGTATTGAACGACCTCGCTCTTCGGCTCGGCCTTCTCGACCTTCACTCTCTTCACCGGCTTCTGCCTCCTCTGCTCCTTCACGGCCTGCGCCTTGACCGACCCGTTCTCTCCGCAGTGATGGCACAGGTAGGTGGCTCCATCGGCATCGACCTTAACCGACAGGTCTTCGACTTTCTTCTTCTTGCGAAGCGGCGCGCAGAAAGGGCACAGCACCCGGTGCTGCCCCCATCCCAAACGGGAAACGATCTGCTCAATCTCGGTGTCCACCACTGCCCCTGACCATGCGTCTGATCAGAATGCAGAAACCCGACGCTCACGTCAAGCACACGATCCCTCAAAAAACCCCTTGACCCGTGAGCCTCGCGGCCTTACTCGCGCGCGCGCGCTCTTTCTTACTGCAGAGTATTCTTCTTCAACACTCTTTCTTCAACACTCTTTCTTTATAGGAGGGGGGTTTCTCAGATACTCGAAATCTTCTCTACGGGGAGTATCTTCGTAGAAGGGGCAGTTTCATTTTCTGTCAAGGGCTGCGTACGAAGAGAAAGACCAGTTTCCTCCAGAAACTGGCACATGAAGAACAATTTCCTGCCATATGGCACATCACGAGAACATCGTTCCTCACCCATCCATCGGGTCATACTTCCGTACCTCGACCTCAACCCGTGGATTTTCTCGGTCGAGTTTTTTCGATGCGATGATGCAGTGGACCTGACGGTCGTTCTTGTAGATTTTTCCCTGCATCAGATCGAGGACAAGCGAGACACCTCCATCGATGTCCGGGCGTCTCGACGCATACCAGATCGTCATCACAACGTAGACCGGGTGCTCGATCACCTCGTCCAGCTGCGGACACTGGGCAGCGAAGGCCTCCCCGTAGTCGAGAGCCTTCTGGCTCTTGATGAACATCGGCCTACTGCCACGCTTCACCAACCGTCGGCTGTTCGACTTCGACGCAGGCTCACCGAAGACGGTGAAACCGATCACCCCTTGCTCTTTAAGACCCACTGTTAAATTCTCCTTGCATAACGTGTCGCAGGTGATAGGTTAGCTGATACTGGTACAGGCTGACAGATGATATACACGAACGACTTGAACCTTCCTCCTGCCGTCGTGGCAGCCGTGAACTCAGATGAGTACGACGCAGGTGGTGCAGATATTTCCGTGACGGGCCTGATCGGCCCGCCGCGTATGCGCATCATGAACCAGAAGCATGGGCATGAGGCCAAGATCGACGTGTCGAGGCGCCTGTTCGCGCTGCTCGGTACTGCGATGCACAAGCTGATGGAGCACGGCGACGACCCATCCGACATCGTGAAGGAGGAGAGGATTTTCTCGGAGCACATGGGCTGGTCGATCAGTGGGCAGATCGACAGGGCTGAGAGCGGCGCGCAGGGCGTCACGATCTACGACTACAAGCTCGCAGCAGCACGTGCCGTGGTCGATGAGAAGGCCGAGTGGTCGCAGCAACTCAACCTGTACCGCTGGCTCTATGCGCAGGAATACGGGCATTGGCCGAAGGCGAAGATCATCGTTATCATTCGCGACTGGATCGCAGCCAAGGCGAGGGAGGTCGAGGGATACCCCCAGACCCCGATGGTTGTGATCCCTGTGCCATCATGGCCCGAGATCAAGATCATGTCGTACCTGTCACGCAGGGTGCAGCTGCATCAGGATGCACAGGCCCTCTTTGACAGGACCGGAGAGATCGTCCACTGCACGAGCGAAGACCGATGGGCGAGGGCGGACGTGTGGGCGGCAAGGACCGTGCGCAGGAAGGCAGCCCTGTCCCTTCACCCGACACGTGAGGCCGCAGAGAAGGTCAGTGGCATGGACCACGTCGAGTACCGCCCGGGGGTACAGGTCAGGTGCGAGGACTGGTGCCAGTTCAAGGATTTCTGCGAGCAGTTCAAGGCGATCAAGGAGCAGCAGGAAATGACACAGATGGAGACACAAATCGAATGACCAAGGAAACCGTATGGGAGAAGCTCTCTCGGATCGACGTGTCGAAGCACACCGAGGACAAGAACGGGTACACGTACCTGTCATGGGCGTGGGCGTGGTCCACGCTGAAGGACAACTACCCCGACGCGAAGTTCACGAAGCACCAGAATGAGGCGACGGGCCTGCCCTTCTTCAAGGACCCTGACACCGGCACCGCCTACGTGGTGGTGACCGTGACGGCATCGGATCAATCTGCCACCGAGGTGTTCCCGGTTCTGGATTACAGCAACAAGCCGATCCAGAGCCCCTCGGCCTTCCACGTGAACACCGCGCTGCAGCGCTGCCTTGCCAAGGCGATCTCGTACCTTGGGCTGGGCGCGTACATTTACGCGGGTGAAGACCTGCCACCACTGCCGAAGGTTGCAGAGATCGTCGGGCCGGATGGCGAGAAGAAGCAGGGAACTGGCGTTGAGGTCATCGCCAAGATTTTCCACGAGTTCATCCCGACGATGAACACGAACCAGAAGCTCGAAGACTTCTGGCGGAAGAACACAACCGCAGTCGAGATCATGAAGGCCGAAGGGGGCACCGCATACGGCGAGGTCCTTGCTGCCTTCAAGAAGCGCAAGCAGGAGATCATCCAGAATGACTGATGAGACGCTCGTCAAGATCACCGTGGACGGGGAGCACGTCTACGAACTCATCGACACGAGCATGCAGCTAGGCATGGACACCGGGCACAATCCGGTGGGGTACGCAGTGACGACCCTGAGCATTGCGCTCAGCCTTGTTGCCGCCGAGGGCGGCGTGTCGAAGCAGAACCTGCTCGATCAACTCGACAGGAACTTCGATGACCTGAAGAAAATCCACGACGACGCCGCGACCGAGGTGGCAGCGGAAGAAGCCGTGGAAAGCACCAAGCATTAGGAGGCCAGCATGGCACAGTACGACAACGGCGACACGTACGTCGTCTTCCCGAACAAGAAAGCCCAGAACCCGAACGCCCCGTCCCACACCGGGACCATGACCGTGAGCCCAGAGACGGTGCGGTGGCTGCAGCAGCAGCTCGATGAGGGCAAGGAGGCCAAGATGCGTTTGGCGCAGTGGTCGAAGCAATCGCCCCGTGTCGAGGGTGAGTTCTTCTCCGGCAAGCTTGAGCCCGAGAGGCCTCGTGAGCTTCAGGGTGCCTCGCGTAGCGGGCATCAGGTCGTCAACACCCCCGCCCCGAACATCGACGACGAAATCCCCTTCTGAGGAGAGAGCCAATGGGAATTTTTGGAACAGCTTTTCAAGGGATGATGGACCAAGGCACCTCTGCCACTCGCAATAGTATCGGCAGTCTGGGCACCGGTCTCGATCAGCTGACCGTAAACGACCAATGGTCAACGATCACGAATGGACCGGCGCCCAGACCCATCGTCGATATCAGTATCTCGTACAACCTTGAGGACGACGCCCACCACCTGACGCTGAGCACCGACTACTCCGTAGAGCACTCGGGGGGGAGGGTGCAGATGGTGAAGATGCAGATCACAGGAGTGAGCAAAAATCTCAGCTGGGCGGCTCATGCCGACACTGTCCAGAAGCACTTCGTGAGGGGCGACCCCGGCCCGAAGGCTCTCTTGGATGCGGTCAACGCCGCCAAGTCTGCTGGCTTTGAGTTCAAGGAGACAGAGGTGAAAAACCTTGAGGTCATCGTCATGTCGCAGCAACTCGGCTGAGTTTTTTTGTGGCGAATGTGCGTGACAAGGGATATCTAAAGAATGTCAGGGGGAACAACTGCCTGTCATGTGGAGGGCCATCCGCCCACGCCCACCACCTGAAGATGGTGGAGGCTGCGGGTCAGGGTCTCAAGGTTGGCGACGAGTGGACTGTTCCCCTTTGCTTCGAGTGCCATGATGCGCTTCACCGGTACGGTGATGAGCAGACATGGTGGGACATCAAAGGCGTCGATCCCAAGGGGTGGGCGAAACAGAACTGGAAAGAATATGCCGACCGATGACATCAAAGAACTGGCCGCGAAGTCAGACAAGCTTGAGGGACGGGCCGAGTACCTGCAGGGCTCGGGGTACGACGTGACCCTCAAGGTTTCGTACACCAAGGTGCGCCGGGTGCGGGCGCTGAACCCAGAGCAAGCCAAGGAGTTCGCTCGGATCAGAGAGGCGCGGTACGCACCGAACTACTTCCACGCCCAGAACCACCAGAACTACACCATCGACAGCATCGATGCGACGGAGACGACGAAGGCCACAGGAAAGGTGACGGACAAGTGAAGGACCCACGAGACGCAGCCATTTCGTTTGAGGCGGTGAAGACCAGCCTCAGCCAGACGAAGGACGGGATGATCCTGCGTCTCGCGATCCATCCGAGCGACATGCCCCGGCAGCTGATGACCGACTGGGTGGGGTCCCGTTACCAGATCGCGATGGTGAAGCTGGACGACAACGACGAGCCAGCCATCGACCCGGCCACGGAGCTCGGTAAGCGAGCAGTTCAATCCGCTGGGATGCTGTGCAGGAACGAAGCGTTCCAGCAGTTTATGGTGGCGGCGGGGTACGCCGGTGCCGGTGAGGTCGAGCGTGACCCGGTGATGTACACCGCCAATGGCCTGCGCGATCTTCTGGGCGTGCAGAGCCGAAGCGACCTTGCCAATGATGAGAGGGCGCAGAAACTTCTCGAAGAGGTCAAGGCAGAGTTCGAGGTGTGGCGATCCCAGAACCCACACAGATCAAAGACGGAGAGACGAGATGGGTAACGACACGATAGGGCTTTTACTGTTCATGGCGTTCTTCGTGTTCGCCTGTGACCCGGATAGCATCGGGCACTCGGCGAGGGCGGTGGTAGATGCCTACCATGAGGGTGAGACAGGTGAGTGAGCTGGCGGAGAATTATCCCGGGACGGTGGTCTCGACCGATGCGTGGCGGGTGATCCGGTGCAGGCAGGACTGGCAGTGGATCATCCAGCGCAAGCCGCAGCCCCGTGAGGGCGCCTCTACAGCGGCAACTCGCAAGTGGGATGCTGTGGCCTACGTCTATGACGGGTCGCGGATGAAAGGGGTGCTGAGCCGCCCCTCGCTAGGGGCCCCGAAGGATCAGTTGGATATCCTCCTCGCTGGATGGAAGCATGGCGAGGCCTGACTACGTCAGCGATCAGGACGAGGCGCGTGAGCGCGCCATAGCCGAGGACCTGCGCGACAGGCTTGGCATGGACGAGGTCGTGAAGAACCACCGGTTCCATCAAGCCGACCTGACCCTCATCAAGGACGGCAGGGTGCGATCCCTCGCCGAGATCAAGTGGCGGAACTGCAGCCACGACACGTACGAGACGGTGTTCCTCGCTGTCGAGAAGGCTGCTCACATGGCGAACTACGCCCGTGTCTCAGGCCTGCCGATCCTCATGATCTGGTGCTTTGACGATGGGCTGTATGGTTTCGCCATCAGGCCCGACTGGGTATCGCCCGGGTGGCAGGTCCAGATGACCGGTCGAAAGGATCGCGGTGACCCTGCCGACATCGAGCCCGTGTTTCTCATCCCTACGTCCTACATCAAGAAGCTGAAGGAGCCGTCATGACCGAAGAGGAAGACATCAAGAGAATTGCCATGGAGAAGTACAAGAAGCAGCGTGCTGCCGTGGATGCCGAGATCAGGTACTCCGAGTTCTGGGAGGAGGAGAGCCGCAGGCTGCGCGAGCGTGTCGCGACATACCTGAAGAGGAGGCTCCGCCATGCCGAGGAAAAGTGACATCCCCAAGGCGAGGGAGATGCTCCGCGAGGTGGCCGACAAGCTGCAGTCGAGGGGTGACTTCGACACCGCGAAGTACATCCGGGCGATCATCGAGAACGAGATGACCCGAAGCAGCGAGAAGAAACCTGCCGACCCCAAGCGCAGGGATGCAGCTCTGGCCAAGGCTGAGAGGGTGAGGGAGCTTGCGCGCACCAGCGATCTGACCGTGTCGGAGATCGCCGCGCGCGTTGGCGTGACCACTAACTTCGTGATCGGCGCACTAGACTGTTGACACTGCTAGTGTCTACTGCTAAGTACCTAGCACTAGGTCTTAACCAGCACTGGAGGTGCACATGGATATTTTTCTGATCGACGACATGAAGCAGAATACGTTCTACCTCACGCGAGGTGGTGACGTTGTCTACCACGGGAGGCGCTTGGTGACCTCGGATGGCAGGTTGGCCCCGCACACGTACGTCACTGCGTGGAACCCGGACAATCCCGAGGGCCCGACCGTGAAATACGCGGTGCGCCCGAACGGGAACTGCAACGGGCGCTACAACAAGAGCCTGAGGGCCCCGCACCCCGCCGACCTGATCGCCGAGATGCCGCCCACCATGTTCCCGGCACTTTACACCAACAGCCCCAGCGGGGAGCCAATCCCGTCCCTGAACCAGATCGAGGGGGCCTTCCGGCGGGCTGCTGCAGCGGCTTACAAGGATGGGAGCATGTCGGTGCAGCGTCGGTGCCTGCGCATCGCTGAGCATATCGCTGGGCTCTATGACATTCGCACATACGCCTCCCAAACGCTCGACAAGGTCGAGGTGCGGAACCGCGCGGGCGGGAATGGTGGCAAGCGTGCACAAAAGATCGTGCGGCGGGCCGCAAAGAAGTCGAGCGCCCCCACTTCGAACCGACCCCCGGCCAGTCCGCTCATCATCGCACGCCCGATGATCGCGACCATCATCAACGGTGACGTGAGCGGTGTGCCTGTATCGATCCGCCCCCATGGGGAGGGCGTGAAGATGGTTGTCGGAAAGACGGCGAACACCGCCGGTCTGGACAGCGCTCCTGAGCTATCGAAGGGCCAGCTTGAGAAGCTCATCTCCTCGCTTCAAGAGGTGGCTCAGGCCATGTGAGCGCAGGGAGGGGTGCCACAACGCCCCTCCCCCTTAAACCACGGAGGACGCCATGCCGAAACAGAACCTCGATGATATCAAGGGTCCGCAGGAGATGAGGGACAAGATCAAAGCGACGGAGGAGATTTTGGAGCAGAAGCTGAAGGGCGCGAAGACCATTGAGGATCAGGTCTCAGCCCTGAACGACTGGCTCAAAGAGACCTAGCGTCCCGCCCACCAAGACGCCGGGCAGTTCTCCCGCCCGTACTCATTCTCAGCAAGGTCGGCCCGGACATGGTCCGGGTCGTTCTGCACCAAGAACTCCACCACCTCATCGGACGCATACACATCCGGCTGCGCGATGTCGCAGAAGTCCCCGGCTGGTGCCTGCATGCAGGCGCTAAGGGCGAACGGCATCAAGAGCGCGGCGAAGCAGCTCTTCGTCATCAAGGTCTCTGACCTCTTCATCGATCTTCTCCTTTTCCTCGGCACTCTCGGTGCGGGCCTTCTCGATCTCGACGACGACATCCTTCTTGCCGACATCCTTGCCCTCCTCATACACCCACCAGAAAGCGGCCAGAACTCCGGCCACCAAGGCAGCGCCTATGATGATGCGTGGGTTTGGGATCGCGAACATCTTCACCTCTGGTTCCTGAAATACATGACAAGGAAAACAAGGGCGACGAGCGCGCCAGCAACGGCGGCGTACATCATCCCCTCCTCACCACTGACCTGCCACGCAGCGCCGCTTGCAGCGGCCACTGAACCGGCCACGGAACCGGCCAATCCTGTCTCAGCAACGGTCTCCTTCGGCATCTTGACGGCGGGCTTCTTCTTGAGCCAGCGCTTGACCTGAAAGCAGGGGCAGGCCTTGGCAGCCACCTCGTTGTGGCCATGGATGGACATGGTGCCGTGCTCGTTCTGCAGGTCAGCCAGCAGGATGCGCAGGGCCATGTCTTGGTCCTTGGTGTAGTGGTCGAAGAACTCGTCGTTCTCGTTGCCACCCCTGCCGCCGATCAGGCAGATGCCGATGCTGTCGTGGTTGTGCCCGCCCACGTGAGCGCCGATCTGGGAGACGGGCCTGCCCTGTCCCACCGCCCCGTTGCGGTCGATGATGTAGTGGTAACCGATGTCGGACCAGCCATTGTCCTCGACATGCCAGCGCCTGATCTCTGCGATCTTGGCATCGAGGGTTGCGTCGTTCATCCACGTTGGGCTGGTCGCCGACGTGTGGACAAAAATTCTCCTGAGTTTTCTCATTTGAGCCTCAGCGGTTGTGCGGTCAGCACGCGTAGCCACACGTTGCCGAACACGTTTGCCATGATGATGAGGGACCGAAGGCCTTCAGCGGCCTCAGGGTCCATGATGTCGAGCAGCGGAAGCAGTTCATTCATCGAAGCGATGAATGCCGTCATGATGTTGAGCCACACGGTGCGCGACTGGTACCAGAGCTTTCCTTCGGTCATGGGTTGATGTCCTTCAGCAATTCGATGCCCCGGCTTACCACCTTGCGCTCTTGGTCGGCGATCTTCTGGAGCCTTTCTGTCTTCTGTTCTTCCGGCATGTCGGATGCAAGCACGGCCTCTCGCAGCCTTGCAAGCTTTCTTCGGGCGCCGTTCACGGCGTTGGCTGCCATGTACTTCTTCAGCAGATGGCCCTTCTCTTCCCGCACCCGGGATGCCCACTGCCGGTCCCCCGCCTCGACGGCGGTCTGGTATTCCTTGCGGGCCAGACGCACGACATCGAAGCGCTCAAGGAAGAAGCCGAGGTCGCCACGGGTGGACGGCATCGTGTAGAGGCGGCGCAGCATGGGCGTTGCCTCGATTGTCTCGCCGTCCCATGATCCCTGAGCGATGGGCTGCATGATGGTCCAAGGCGCATCGAGAGTGCGGCTGATGAACCGGCCAAGACCGCCCGTGTAGTAGTTGAACAGGTACTCCGCCACATCAGGAGAGAAGTCGATGGCACCGGGCACGACCTCGTTGCCGCCGGTCATGTCATTCACTGCCTGCGTGATCGCTTGGAACGTGGGCGAGGTGGTGTTCCAGTGCTGGTATGCGGACGATGTCTCGACCTGACCCGGCATGCCTTCCTTGAAGATCGCGCGGCCCGTGAAGTCCTCGTTGCTCGCGAGGGCGACGTAGGGGTCGAGGATCGTCGGGGAGACGAGGGCCAACATGTCGTGGTCATCACCCATCGGGTTGATGATCTCCAGCATAGTTCCCGCGACAGAGTTGACCGCGCGGGCCGGGCTCATCGCTCCTCGTATGACGGCTGACGTGGCCCGCCCCATGTTCCAGAAGTTGTTCAGGCCGTAGGCCAGAGGGATCGAGATGTACCCACCGTCGAAAGTGGGGATGAAGATGTTGTGCTCCTTCTCATAGTCTTGGAGCTTGTCGTAATACTTCACGCCGTCCTCGTCCTCTTCGGAGAGAGCACCGAGAACCATGTCCGACAGGAAGCCAGCGGCGACCAGACCGCCGAGTGCCTTGCGGACACGCTTTGACCGGGCGGCTGCCGTGACCAGCGCCATCGAGCCCTGAAGGGATGCGTTGTAGAACATCGAGTACGCGCCCATGATGCTGCCCCACTCACCCTTCTTCGAGAAGTTGGTGGTCAGGTCACGCGCCGCAGATGCTGCGCTCGTGGCGGTAAGTCCGTTCTCACGCATGGCCATGTAGAAGGCGAAGCGGGACATGTTCTCGCCCACCTCGTTCAGGTTCTCCATGCCGTCCTGCGCAAAGCGCAGCACCTTCCCTGCGTGTGTGCGATCCCCATCGACGCCAGCGTCGGCCATGATCTTGTCGATCTTCTGCCGGGCGGAGGACAGGTCAGATAGCTCGTTGACCAACTGCTTACCGCCTGCATCGATGAACTCCTGATACCGCGCGATAAGTTGCTCAGGCGTTGCCTCTGCGGCCCTCACCGACCAGTCGAGGGGCGCGTCGGAGCGCTTGTTTTGGATCGTGTAGTCCCTGACCGCTTTGAGGGACGGCCACATGGATTTGCCGATCCCCTTCGCAATGCTGTCCACTTCGTACTGAGATGCATTGACCAACGCGGTCGCAACATCTCGCGGGAAGTTGGTGAGCAGGAACTCGGGGCTGTACGTGGTGATGAGCTGCGACAGCATCCGGTTCAAACTGTACATGAAGCCGGAGAGCTTGCCGAGGCTGGCAGGGGACAGGCCCTTGTCGAAGGCCCTTGCCACAGAGGGGCGTTCGACGACGATCCACTTCTGCTCACCGTCCACCTTGTACCCGACGTAGCGCTCATCTGTCGGGGACCTCGGTCCCTTGTCGGTGAGGGTCGCGATGTCCTGCATTGCCTCAGGCTCACGAGCGATGAGGTCAGCGAAGGACCTGATGACCCTGTTCGTCTCCGCCCGGTTGATGGCCTGCGAGTTCTGCACCATCACCATCATCAGTGGCGACTGGCCTGCATACACACCCCTCCGGCCACGCATGACGCGGTCCTCGCGGCCTGTAAGCTGGCGGCGGGCGGCGGTCTTGGTGTTCTCGTCAAGCTCCATGTCCTCGCCGCGCTTGCCTTGCAGCGGGATGTAGTCGGTGAAGACACGGTTGTCGTAAACGGTCTCGCCATCTACCTCTTGGGGATCGGTGAACCCCTCAGGGATGAGGCCGCTCTCGACGCGCCGCTTGTTGGTGTCCTGCACGATCTTCTTCACGTTGGCGCGCAGTTCATTCAGCCGAGTTTTTTGCTCCGTCGGCAGGGCGTTCACCCATGCGATGATCGCGTCCGCCTCAGCATCGGTCATGCCTGAGGCGTCCTTCGTATCAAGGACCGTCTCGCCGTAGGCGTTCCGCTCTTTCGCGTGCAGAGCGTAGAGGTAGGCGTCCGCCACGATCATCGAGCGGCTCGGCTTCTTGCCAACCCTCTTCTTCCAGCCGGGGATGTCGGCAATGCCCTGATCCTCACGGGCCGCAGCGTATCCGCTCACCCGCTTGAGGCTGTCCATCTGGGCGTCGTTCACATCAAGGCCCTTCAGGCCGATGAGTGCTGGCTCAAACAGGTTCTCCCTGTTCCGGTCCATCGCGGCACCGACCCGACCATGCTTCAGCTTCTCCTGAACGTAGGTGTCGTACACCTCGGGGATCGTGATGTTGCCCGCACGCAGTTCATCGATCACCTTCCCCACGGGGAGGAAGGCGTCCTGCGTCAGGGTGAAGAACCTGCTAGAGATGCGCTCCGCATCGGTCGGGCTGATCAGGTAGCCAAAGACCTTGGCCACGTTGCGCTGCACCGCGCCATGCTCGACGGCGATCTCGCGCTCGGCGCGGACCTCGGCACTGGCCAGCGGCCCGGAGGTGACGGCGGCAGGCTTTGAGTAGCGCTTGGCTACCCCGTCAGAGGGAACATCTCCTCCATCTCGGCGAGGAGTTCCGCCGAGGCCGTCTCCTCCGTCACGCCGTTCCGCTTCAGATATTCCGCTCTCGTAAGAGGAGCCTGCTCCTTGATCATCCTCGCCAATACGATGTCTCCACCAGTTTGGCTCAGTGCTTCCACCCGCTCGTTCGAGGATTGCATCGACTGTCTCCTTTCGTGTCTGTCGCCCATTCTTGTACGACGCCCACTGCTCATCAGCGAACGACTTGAACGCCTTGGTCTTGCCACCGGCTGGCATGAGCGACCGCGCACCTTCCCAAGTGATGGACTGCATCTCTCGGGGCAGCCTGCCTGCCTGCTCAGCCGCCCTGCGATAGGCCTCAAGGTAGACCGGGTACATACCGACCGATCCCTGAGTTCTGTTGTTGACCCCGGGGGCGTTGAAATTGTGGACCGCCTCGATGGATTGAGCGCCGATGGGCTTCACGATGCCGACCGCGACCGCGTGAGTGTCGATGGTCGCGTTCCCGCGCGGGTCATTCGGGGCGAGGATGTTGTTGTAGAACGACCGAACCTTGTGCTGCTGGCCAATCAGTTCGCTGATGCTGTTCAAGTCCTGATTGTTGTAGATGCGCAGCGCATCGCCGAGGAACTTCGTCTCCATCCACGAGAAAGTCTGGCTGGTGTCTTCCAGCCAGCGCCCCCGGCTGTCCGATTGACGGGTCTGCGTCGGGTTGTACGTCTCATCGATGCCGCGCATGAAGTGCACCAGATCGTAGTAGACATCCGGGTTGCGGCTTGCTGCATCAAGCATCTCGCCGAACGTGCGGCCTTGAACTGCGTCGATGGACTGGGCGAGGTGAGGGTTGCTCTCCATCACTGCCCTGATCTTGGGGTCGAGCACGATGTCGCGACCGTTCGTCAGGATGTCGAGCATCCGCTCCACCCGGGCGACGTTCACATGCCAGTCCGACTTGGGCGAAGTGCGCGCGATCATCGCAGCCACGACATGGTCTGGCACGCCGAAGCGATCCGCGAACTCTGAGGTAATGCGCCGAGCGCCCTCGTACCAGAGCTTCGTCTCCTCCTGAACTTCAGGTGGGATGCGGTTGTACACGTCCATCAGGTTCTCGCGGACGTGCTCGATGAACTCCTCCACGATCCTTGCGGGGCTGCGCGATGTTACCGGCATCAAGTTATAGGACTTGATGAGCTTTGAGGCTGCTTCGATGTTCTTCGGTCCAAGCAGGTCCATGCCCGCGACAAGGTCGGGGTTTGCGCTCACGCCGGGATCAACGCCCACCTTCTTGACGTACGCCGAGCCGATCTGCATCGGGCTGGAGCCGCCGGTGCGGCTGTACCGCATGTCCCCTGCGCGCCCCTCGGCCCATGTCCACTCAGGCATCAGGCCAGCCTTCTGCGGCGCGAACACGGTGTCCTCGACAGACGCGGTGCGGTTCTGCTCCCCGTAGGGGCCGTAGTTGAGCCACGAGTTCTGGCCGCGTGTCTCAGTAGTCAGCGCGGCAAGGGCGGGGCCGTAGAACAGACGGGAGTGAGCTTGCCATGCGTTCTCTTCTCCGCGCGCACGGAAGCCAGCGCCCTCGATGCCGTGACCGAAGGCGTCGTGCACGGCGCGGAACAGGTCGTTCGCCGTGACCACCTGCTCCCTGCCACTCTGGTCGGGCCAGCGAAGGCCGGTATCCACCAGCAGCGGATTGTCCAGCTCAGCATCTGCGGTGATGCCGTCGGTGCCGTAGCCATCATAGGTTCCATATACGGCCATGGACTTGTTCGCGCGCAGGTCTCGCATCGCGTTCCACGGGTTCCCGTCATAGGGGTCGGAAGCCTCATCGAAGAAGGTGAAGCTGTACCCCTCATCGACCAGTGTCTGGTACTGGTCCATGGTCTGGCGGATCAGGTCATCGTAAGCCTCTCGGACCTTCGGGTCCGTTGGATCATGGGGCATCTGCTCATACGCATCAGCGATACGAGACGCCCGCTCCGGGTCTACTTCGACGAACTCGGCTTGGCGGGCGAGGGGTATGCCTTGCTCGCGGGCGTACCGCTCGGCTGCTTGGACAAGGGCTGCGTCGGGTCCCGACGCCCCTCGAACATTCGGCGCACCTTCAAGCGGCGCAAGGCCTCCGCTCGCATATCCAACTTCTCGTCGTCCGTCATTGATCGCTCCTTCGCGAGACGCTGTGCTGTAATTTGTCTGGGCACCCCTGTCAAGAAGGGGGCCACGCTCACGGGCCCCAATCGCACCCGACTGAATGTCAGCGAAGATGCTGGCAGCATCGGTCACGCCTGCGTCCTGAGCGCCAACTGCCAGCCCCTTCAGGAAGCGGACGATCCGCTGCCAGATGTTCTTCGGCCTGCCAGAAAGCTTGAGCCTGCCGCTGGCGTAGTCGCGGAACATCTCGGCCACGGCCTCTTCCATGACTTGAGATGGGGTGAGGCGATCCGCCTCGGGGAGGCGTTCGTTTTTCGCGGTCTCGTATTCGAGGTAGGTGTACTTCCTGAGGTTGCCGTCGCGACCCACCTTGTTCTGGGTGGCAGCCGCCTTGATCAGAGCAGAAAACTCACCCGGCTTAAACAGGTCGAGCGTCCGCAGGGAGTGGATGATCTCATGGTTCAGGACATCGGCAAGGCGAGCGCCAAGCTCGGTGTCGCTGAGGTTGGGATCGTAGATGTCCAGCGCAAGGGCGATCATGCCCTTCTCGTGCTGGGTGTATTCAGCACCCTCGATGGCCGCATCGTTGTCGATGACACCCATCATGCTCAGGCCGACATCCTTGAGGCCAACTTGGTCAAGGCCCTGACGCAGGGACTGAACAATTCCGGGCGGCGCGCTGACCACACGCGACCGCCCAGCCTGACGCACCCGGGAAATCTGTGACTTTCGCTTCGGAGCCCACAGGCTGTCAGCTGCGGCGTCCGCCTCTTGGGCTATGGAGCGCCGCTGGCGGGCCTGCTTTGTCGGGGGGACACGACCGGTTGTCATCTCGCTGAACGTCGTGATGTCCCCGTTGCGCGAGAGCGAGGTCTTCACCTCCTCGACGGCATCCTTTTGGCGGTCGGCGATGTACACCGCCTCACTGGTGGGGTCATCAACGTGGCGCACATAGAAGCCTGTCGGGTACGGGGTCCCCGCACCGTCCACCTTCTCAATCACGTACTCACCATTCGGACTGTCCACCACTTGGATGGACTTCATGTCAGTTCCGTAGTCAGCAGTGGCCTTGCCCCTTACCGCCCGGCTGGTGATTTGTGAGGGAGAAAAGCCGACGGGCTCAATCTCCGTCGGCCCGGCTTCTTCGATGTCTTTTGCGGCCTCGGGCTTGGGTCGCTTGGTGGCTCGCTTGGCAGCCTGCTCTGCCTCTTTGGTTTCTTTGGCCAGCTTCTCTTGGTTCTTGGCAATTCGCTCAAGACGCGCCGCCTCCTCCTGCTTTTCACGCTCGATACGCTGAAGGTTCCGCTTCACAGCGGCTTCGGCAGCATTGTCCTGCGCAGCCTTCATCGCCTCGTGCTGAGCCTTCGCACCCTTGGCGAGACCTCGGCGGCGCTCTGCCTCTGCTGCTGCGTTGTCAGCTGCTATCGCCGCCTGACGCTGAAGCATGGCATCCTTCTTCGTGTCTTCTGCGAGGATGCGGGCATCGTGTGCGCGCCTGTCGGAAGCGACACGCTCGGCCTCACGGCGTTCCGCGCTCTCCTTCAGGGCGGCACGGAGTTCCTGCACCCGGGCCTCTGCCTCTTCACGCTCAGCCTGCTGCTGCTCCCGGATGCCGGGGAGCTGCATGGCGATTGCGTTCTGCTCGGCAAGCTCCTTATCTGCGAGATCGGCGACCGCCATAGCGTACTCTTGCTGCTGCGCGGCACGCTCCTCATCTTCCTTGAGATCGCGCTCGATCTGGCTGGTCTTGACCAGCGCTTGGCCAGCCGGGGTCCTGCTTGAGAACGGAGCTGTCGCGCCGCCAACTGTGCCACCGACGAGACCGCCAGCGATAGCCGCGTCACGGTACCTCAGGAGAGCGTCTTCGGACGTGATGTCACGCCCTGCCTGCACATCTTCGAGGACCTGCTGCCCGACTTCCGTCGGCACTTCGATCACAGCGCCAGATGAAGCGTCCTTGACGACGCGCGTCAGGATGCCAGCCGGGACGCGGCCAACACCAAAGGTCGCCGCACCAAGGATGGCGTCGAGCGCCGCCTGAGGAATGGCCATGAGGGCAGCTGTCCCCTCATCGACCTCAATGGGACGGCCTGCCTCTAGGTCAGCCTCCTTCTGAGCTTCGCGGTTCTGGCCGTAGAAGATCGGAAACGCTGCGGCAGCGCCACCAAGCGCGCCGCCAGCCAACATGCCGAGCGGGCCAAGAGGAGCGCCAGCCAAGGCACCAGCGCCAGCACCGGCCAACGTCTGTCCGCTGATACCAGCCGAAGAACCAAGCGCTTCACCAGTAAAACTGCCGAGGCTGCCAAGGCCGTCGATGTCCGAGATGCCCATGAGGTCAGCCTCTTGGGCTGCTCGCTCACCGCTCTCCATGAGAGCGCCGCCGAGGCTGTCGATCCCCACGCCCTCAAGGGTGGAGCCAATGGCCGTTCTCCACCCACCAGAAAAGAGGCCCCTGCCAAAAGCCGTGCCCTCGGGGTTATCATCCGGGGCTTCTACCGGTGGCGGGGCCGGGGCCGCGACGGGCTGCCGAGAGGCGATCCACTGGTCAAGGCGCTGCTGCTCAGTGGGGGTCGGTGTCGCCCCACTGATCTGGATCGGCTGTGGCCTGCCCGTGGCCGGATCAGGGACGTAAATTACACCCACAGTTTACTCCGCAGTTTCGCTGGCAAGTCCGTACACAGGGGCGGCGGGAATGCCGTACCGCGTTGCAGTGTTTTGCAGTTCAGTCTGAAGGCTCATGATCTGCTGGTCAAGCGCAGCCGTCTCAGGCGCGCCTTCGGGGAACACCGGATCACCGATATCATCAATGGCGTAGCGCTGATCGAGCAGCCTATTAAGCTGCCCCTGCAGCGGACCCGCGCGAACATCGAACTCCCACTTGTTGACGCTGATCGGCTCGGGGCCCGCAGGTGCTCCGCCGCCGCCAGAAGCCGCTGCACGCATGCGCGCGTGCGCCGCAGCCATCTGCTGCCGACGCTGCTCGATTTCGTCGAGGTCACCTTCGAGGCTGTCCATGGCCATGAGGCCAGCTTGCCCGAAGTCACGACCGAAGTTGCCACTATCTCCAGCCATGAGGCCCAGACCGAAGCGGGCGAGCGCAAGCCACTTGGCCTTCGCTTCTTCGTCGGTCATGTCATCCATCTGCCCCGACAGGAAGGACGCGGCTCCGCCGCCACCTCCGCCGCC